CAAGTTGTTTAGCAAACTCTTTGTCGTATAGCGAAGGGGGTGCGCCTAGAAATCCACTAAGTAGTTGTGCAGAAAAGCTAGCCCAACCCATACCATAGCCACAACCTAGAAGTGCCGACTTAGCTGACTGACGGAGAGTTGGATGCGTATCTTTTGAGAGGGTCGGGATGTTGAACATCTGAGCGCCGAACGCCGCATACGCATCTTGCCCCGATGCGAAGATTTGAATAAGACTTTCATAGTCCGCAAGGTATGCAAGAACCCTCGGCTCAATCTGTGAGAGATCACAGACCACGAGGGTATAATTTTTCGGGGCTTTGATAGCTTTGCGTAAGAAAGACCCCCGCTTGAGGTTTTGTAAATTAAGCCCCGAGCCTTTGGACGCCGACCAACGACCGGTATGTGCGCCGTAGTAGTTAAGCGGGACAGGAAGCGAACCTCGTTCAGAAATATCCGCAAATCTTTGCGCCCTTGTGCGCTCAAGCGTTGATTTAACTTTAAGCCTTGCCTCGCAAATAAGCGCAACATCTTCGTTACTGCCATTAAGCAGTGCTTGGAAGAGCGCATCACTTTTAGCGAACGCAAAAGTTTCTTCGCCAGTCGTTTTGCTGATTTTGACTGGCGGCTTAACTCCAAGTTCCGTAAGTACTGTAGCAAATTTAGGGTTACTCGCAAGCGCCGTTTCATCAATGTTAATTTTTGCAAGTAGCGCTTCCCTCTTTGTCCGCTCATCTTCAATTGCCTCATACAACATCTCCTTATCTAACTCAAGCGTAGGAAACACAAACATCTTGAGTGTCATGTCAATTAACTTTAATTCATCTTTGGGAAAGCCTTTGACTAACCGCTTGAATATTTCCTCACACAACACAACGTCGTGCATACAGTAAGCGGCTAACTCCACCTCCATCTCATAAGTAATTTCGGCTAAGCCATTAGTGCTATGAACTGCCTGACCCTTGGGCGGTAGCTTAAACTCTTCTGCTAGCTTGGCTAAGCTATTGCCCACTTCTACACCACGAAGTGCTCGTGCCATGCTAAGCGAGTCTAAAATAAAAGCCGGGCGCACGCCATACACCCAAGCAAGGATGGCTATATCAAACTGAGCGTTGTGCGCTAGCACGTTGGTGTTCTCCCAATCAACCGAACTAACCCATGATGGAATGTCATCGTGCGTAACCCATTGTGCTTCGCCTTCTCCATACCACTTCTCGCCACTCCCAAATGCTTTGAACCTCGGACTTCGTATATATTCTTCCGTTGTCATTTTGCTCAGCGTGTAGTCTTTGCTATCCCACCGAGTTTCAAAATCTATTACTAATGTTTTCATTTAATATCCAATAGGTCTTGAGGTTTGATGCCACGTTTCTCTAAGGCATCTCTAATCTTCTGCATAGCGTTTCGTTCTATGTGTTGTATTTTTCCTCGACTTACCCCAAACACTTGCGCAATTTCAGCGTGCGTCATTGGTGCGCTTTGTTTTCCTTGATTCATTTTTTGCCTTTCGTTTAGCTTCTTTTTCGCATTGATCTATGTATTGTTTGAGGATTGCTGTGACACCTTCTTGAACTAAGAACCCTAAACCTTCTTCATCAAACCGAAGTAAACAATCCGCAGAACCATCAGGGTTTTCAGTTGTTTTTATTATTTTAATTTCCATTCTCTTGTATCTCCATAGCCTTATTAAACTTTTCTTTCCAGTATTCAATTTCTTCTGCTTGCTTGCGTAGCATAATGGCGCACTCATCTACGTATCCCCAGTCGGCTTTGGTAAAGCAAGCCTGTAACTCATTTGCTAGTTCGTTTGCGTTCATTTCTCTTGTGCCTTTCTTAGTATTGCTAAAACAATTTCATGGGCTTCTGCACCAGTTCGGCAGTTATAAATTCTTACAGTAAAATCTTTTATTTCCTCATCTGTTAGTGTCTTTGCTGGATGGTAATACATCGGAGTCCATGCTGGTTCCATTTCTGCATATTCTTTGTTAGTAGTGCATTGTTCAGGAGTGCCATTTGGATAGTGCCACGCTACTGGTTCATTGTTCAAAATGGAGCCTCCTCGAAGGTATATTGTGGTTTGGGTGCGTTTCGTGTGGCTTTGTATGTCCAACCTTTGCGTGTTTCGCATATTGATTCTGCTTCTTCTTTTCTTCCTACAACACGCATCAACTCTCCGTCTTCGTTGTATATTTTGTATTGCATTTTAGTTAAGTGTCCTGTTCTCCAAGTCGTCTAACACACGCTGACCAATCTCAGCCGCAGTTTCTGTAAGTAGTATTGGAACTTCCATCTCATCAATGTTTAGCCCACATACTTTTACTGTGCTTGTTTCGCTATTGGCTACCACGATTACGATAGATATGTTAGGGTCATCTGCCGAGGTATTTAAAATCTCTCGCATTGTTTCTAGTGCGTCTGTTGTATTTATCATAAGTATTCTTTCAGGTCGTTCACGTCATTTATTGCGTCTATTAAATGCGTTACTGTATCGAGGTTGTTTTCGTTTATTACTACTGCTATACCGCCAGCATCTTCTATTTTCTTGAGTTCAGCTTCTTGTAGAGCCGTTGCAGTATTACCGCCAGCCTTACATTCTATCGCAACGAACTTGCCTTTATGACATACGATAATGTCGGGTATACCCGAACGACCATAGCCACCCATGACAGGATAGAAATAATATGCACCGTAAGCTTTAAGTATCTTTGTTACTGAGTCCTTGACTTTCTTCTCCGGTGTCTGCGCCATCTTCTTCTCCTTGTTCAAGTGTCAGATCGCTTACTGGCACTTCCATTGTTGATACTCGAAACCCACAGTTATTGCATACTTGTCTGCGTCTTGTCCATGTGGGGCTTTGTGATGCTGTGCGTGTTTGTGTAGTAATTAACTTGGTTTCACAGTCAGGACAGTTCCTCACTTAAGCACCTCGTAAAGAAGCACACACAAAATTGCAAAAGCTATAACTGCTCCAACAATAGAAGCAATCATAGCAATTTTGGTAAACAATAATAATTCAAACATTAACATCTCCCATCCATATCAAATTCGTCATCGTCTTGTAAGGCGCTTGCTTTTTGTATTAGCCTAGCGAAACGCTCTAGTTTAACTACATCCCGCAACACTTCATGCCTACCAAGTCCAGCCGTTAAAGCCAGCTTGACTACATCTTCCCTACTTAATTCTTCCATGTTAACCTCGTGACCAAATATACAAACTATAAATAAACAAACTAAAAGAACAAATTGCTAGTAGAACACCGATAATAGTATCAGACATAAACCGAACAGCCCTATCAAAATCTGTTTCACATCTCCATATCGGCGTAGCGTAGTTAGCGTCTTTAAATGCTTCGGATGCAGACCTGTATGTTCTGCCTACTTCCCTACCTAAATCAAAGTTGTAGTTTTTACTGTCCCTTTCTAGGGCTTGTTCGATTGTGCTAGCCGTTGGATTATACAAGCGGTCTGCTTTCTTACGTTTAATTTTAGTGACTACCATATCTCTTCTCTCCTTATTTCTATAATTTGTTTTACAACGTGGATACCTACAACAATCCAATATGCAGTCCACCACCAATTACTAGCGTCGGACTCATACAGAAAGTAACCAACAAACAATGTCAGCATTTCAAACATTTTGCTTCTCCTTAGTGTAGTCTGTGATATGCGTGGATGGGGTTTGCCAACATAGACTCTAATGCTTTTTCTATGGTATCAAACCAAGCAATATGCCACCCACTCCCGTCATATACCTTGAAACTCATTTGCTTCTTTCTTCTCTGACGGCTAACTCATCTTGTAGATACCAAATCGCTTTCTTTAAATCTTCAATGGCATCACGCTTTAAATCACACCGCCAAATATATTTAACTGCATTGCCTAAGTTGTATCCCATGTGCCGAGTGATTTCTATACACTCCACACCGCTAGGGTGTGAGGTGTAGTGTTTGGGGTGATTGACTTGGTCGTGTTTGGTAAGTTGTTCTGCAATGTCTTGTTGCAGTTTCCTAGCCCCCGCCGGATTGTATATGACTGTGTCATCGCTATATGACATCCACCCCCCGAAAGGGATTGGTTCTTCCATCATTTCACATCCTCCAAGTTTAGTATTGCGTTAACTACATCTGATAAAGACTGTCCTTCTGCAACCACATACATTTCTGCTTCTCTATCGCCTGTGTTTTGTCCTTTAGCGTTGATGATGGGCTTGCTGATCTGAACGACTTTGCCGTTGACTGCGTTAGCTACCGACATTCTGAACTCATCCATGCTAGGTATATTATGTTCTAAAACAACATCCCTATCCCAACTATCTCGCCTAGCCAAAGTAACTTCTTCTCGACGATTGAAGTCCCAACCCCACTTCATCATCTTGTTCCATAACCACCGAATCATTTCTTCTTCCCCTTAGTTGCTTTGGTTAGTATTTCTTGTTCTACTCTGTGTAGCTCCATAGCTTTCTCGCCTATTGCCATTAGCTTTTCTTCCAACACTTCTAGCATTTCAGATGCCGCCCATGTTGCGCCACTCTCAGGCTCATCAACAATACGCT